AAACAATTATTTAACGTGATTCAATTTTGTGACGCAACAATCGAAGTCATGGAACGAATTCAAAAAGAAAAAACAATTATTGAAAATGATAGATAAATTTGAAGAACTAGGAATTAAAATTAAAAATCAAAGAGGAAATCAAAAGACACAATGTCCAAAATGTAGTCATGAACGAAAAAACAAAAGTGACCGTTGTTTGTCAGTAGATTTAGAAAAAGGCGTTTACAATTGTCATCATTGCGGTTGGTCAGGAACGGTCAAAGAAAACAAATATGTTAGACCAGAAAAAACCAATCTTGATTTGAATGATAAAATTATTAAATATTTCAAAGAACGTGGAATTTCAGAATCAACACTTTCATATTGGAAAATCGGACAATCACTTGAATATTTTCCGCAAGTAAAAAAGAAACAACGTTGCATTAATTTTAATTATTTCAGAAACAATGAAGTTATTAATATTAAGTATCGTTCAGGCGATAAAAACTTTAAAATGGTTTCTGGTGCTGAATTAATATTTTATGGATTAAATAATCTTAATTTAGAAACTGACGTTTGTTATATAGTAGAAGGCGAAATTGACGCATTGTCTTTGTATGAAGCGGGAATGTATAGTGTTGTTTCTGTTCCGAATGGTGCGTCAAAAGGAAATCAGAATTTAGAATATCTTGACAATTGTTATAAATATTTTGAAAATAAAAAAGAAATAATTCTTTGCACCGACAATGACAATGCTGGTATAAGTTTAAGAAACGAACTTGCAAGACGACTTGGTTATTATCGTTGTAAATATGTCGATTTTAAAGAGTTTAAAGACGCAAACGAATTGTTAATTAAAAAAGGTGCTGAAGCGTTAAGAAACATTATAAAAAACGCTAAAAATTATCCGTTAGAAGGAATATTAAATATTGATGACATTTGGGATTCTGTTTTAAAATATTCTGAAAATGGTGTGACAAATTATTCTTTAGGTCTTGGCGAATCAGACACGTTTTTAAGAATTCAACTTGGTGAATGGACGGTTGTTTCAGGAATTCCAAATTCAGGAAAATCAGATATTCTTGACCAAGTGTTAGTCAACCTTGCAAATAAATATGGTTTTAGAACTGCAATGTTTTCACCGGAATCATTTCCCTATGAAGGACACATTAAAAGAATTGCTAATAAATATTATCAAAAAAATTGCAATATGAATGAACTAAATGATTGTAAAGATTTTATTCAAAATCATTTTCATTGGGTCAGAATAGATTTGTCAAACTTAACTTTAAAATCAATACTTGACCAATTTAGACAATTAGTATTGCAAAAGGGAATCAAAATTTGTGTGATTGACCCGTTTAATATGTTAGACCATTCAGCACAAAAAGATTTTTCATATATAGGAAGACAACTTTCCTTGTTGACACAATTTGTTCAACAGACAAACACACATTTATTTTTGGTCGCACACCCGCGAAAAATAGAATCTGAAGACGGCGTTTTTAAGAAACCTAATCTTTATTCAATTTCTGGTTCTGCGGACTTTTATAATAAAACATTCAACGGAATTATCACTTACCGTTGCGTTGGCAATAAAACAAAGTTTAAATCTGATTTGGTTAAAGTATTTATTGAAAAAGTAAAACGCAAAGAGAATGGACAATTAGGCGGTTTTGAAGTCGCACCAGATTTTGCAAACGGCGGTGTTTACAAACCAATAAATAAATCAATGAAAAAATTAGAAGTAATTAAAGACAATAACATTCCATTTTAAAATGAACACAAAAGAAAAAATAAAAAAATTTACAAAAGAAATAACGGATTTGTTAATTGAAAAAAACACCGCTTATGGTGATTCTGCAACAAATCCAAAAGTCAGAGTATTTGCGAACCATTTGTCATTGACCGATTCTATAAGGTCAAGAATAGACGATAAATTAAACAGAATTAAGAATTTATCAACTAAAGACAAAACGTTTAATGAAGACACTTTAAAAGATTTAATCGGCTATTTGATTTTATTGTATATTGCCGAAAATGAATCTGCGAATTGATATATATTACGACGGCATTTTGTTTGGGTTTACTTACTATCCAAAAGAAGACGCAGACCAATTTGACTTCAACGAATTAAATATTTATTTATTATTTATT